ATAATAAAGATACTTTTAAGGAGTAAAGAAAATGGCAAGAAAACAATTAGATGAGATGGAAGTGGGCGGTGGTCAAACTGGTGTATCATCAGTTCCTAGTCCTTCTACCAAAAAAACCACACTTCCTAATTCGAAGAGTGGTGGAGATATGTCTCCTCAATCACTAGCTGGCGATCAAGAAGAAACCAGTACAGAAAACAATACGGCTCCTACAGGAGATAATTCAGCTAAGAATAAGGCATCGGTAGCAATGAAAGAACACATCGACGCAATGTTTAACGGAGAAGATCTCTCCGAAGACTTCAGAGAAAAAGCAACTACAATTTTTGAAGCAGCTATCCATGCTCGCGTTCAAGAAGAAGTTGGTGCCATTGAAGAAGCGTACGCACAAAAATTAGAAGAGTCTGTTCAAGAAATCGCAGAAGAGCTCTCTACTAAGTTAGACGACTATCTCAACTATTGCGTAGAGCAATGGATGAAAGAGAATGAAGTTGCTATCGAAGCTTCGTTACGCTCAGAGATCACAGAAGAATTCATGGATGGATTGAAGAATCTATTTGCTGAAAACTATATTGAGATCCCAGAAGATAAGTTAGACGTTCTTTCCGCTTTAACCAACAAGGTTGAAGAGTTAGAAGATAAGTTGAATGCTCAAATCACTGAGAACATCGAACTAGCTAAATCTATCGACGGTTTTGCCCAGCATGAAATCTTCAATCAAGTAGCAGAAGGTTTAGCACTTACTCAAGTCGACAAGTTACGTCAGTTAGCTGAAGGTATCGACTTTGATAGCGCAGAATCATATCATCAAAAACTGTTACTGGTTAAGGAAAACTATTTCCCATCAGTACAGCCAACAAATCAGTATTCAGAAGAAGACAGCGCAATTGGTAACAACGATCTGAGCGAAGAGACCCAAGTTTCTTTCCAAGACGGTAATATCAAGCGTTATTTTTCTTCTATCGCAAGAACAAACAAAGTATAAATAATAAAGTTCTATTAACCCTCGTAAGGAGAAGTAAAAATGATGTTAGCTGAAGAATTACAAAATAAATGGGATCCGATTCTGGCTCATCCAGATTTGGCACCTATTAAAGACCAACATCGTAGAAGCGTAACAGCTGTTGTTCTCGAGAACACAGAAAGAGCACTTCGCGAAGCTAATCAATATGTTCCACAAACTTTAACAGAAGCTGCACCTGCTAACCAGACCGGCGCTGATATCGATACATTCGATCCAGTTTTGATCTCTTTAGTTCGTCGTGCAATGCCTAATCTTATCGCTTATGACATCTGCGGCGTTCAGCCAATGACTGGTCCTACCGGTTTGATCTTCGCAATGCGCTCCAAGTACAGCAACAGCTCCAACAGTGGTGTTGAGAACTTCTACAACGAAGTTAACACATCATTCTCTTCTGTAGTTACCGGTGCTAATACATTGGGTCAGAAGCAAGTTGGTGGCTATCCTGGTAACACATCAACTGGTACAGCTAACTTGGCTGAAACCGGTATCTATAACTTCGGTTCAGGTATGTCTACTGCTCAAGCAGAAGGCTTAGGAACTGCAAGTAACGTAGCATTTGCTGAAATGGCTTTCTCAATCGAGAAAGTAACTGTAACAGCTAAGTCCCGTGCTTTAAAGGCTGAGTACTCAATGGAACTCGCACAAGACTTGAAAGCAATCCACGGTCTTGACGCTGAAACAGAATTGTCAAACATTTTATCGGCTGAGATCCTTGCTGAGATCAACCGTGAAGTTGTTCGTACAATCAACGTTACAGCAACTAGAGGTGCTACAGAAAACACAACTACAGCTGGTCGTTTCGACTTAGATACTGACTCAAACGGCCGTTGGTCTGTTGAGAAGTTCAAGGGCTTAATGTTCCAAGTTGAGCGTGAAGCTAACCAAATCGCCAAGGCTACTCGTCGTGGTAAAGGTAACATGATCATCTGTTCTTCTGACGTTGCTTCTGCACTTCAGATGGCTGGTGTTCTTGATTACGCTCCTGCTTTAAACAGCAACAACTTGAACGTTGATGATACTGGCAATACTTTTGCTGGTGTATTGAACGGTCGTATCCGTGTTTACATCGATCCATATGCAACAGGTAACTACTTGGTAGTTGGCTATAAGGGTGCTTCTGCATTCGATGCTGGTTTATTCTACTGCCCATATGTTCCTTTACAAATGGTTCGTGCTGTTGATCCTGACAGCTTCCAACCAAAGATTGGCTTCAAGACCCGCTATGGAATGGTTGCAAACCCATTCGCAGAAGGTGCTACAGCTGGTTTAGGCGCTCTCACAAAAGATAGCAATGTTTACTATCGTAGAGTCCTGATCGACAATCTAATGTAATTTGAATATAAAAATTACAATATAACATAGCATCAACTTTGAGAGGACCTTCGGGTCCTCTCTTTTTGTTTGGATAAATAGTAAAAAAGGACATACTATGAGCGCCGTTCAAAACACCCCAACAAATAGAAACTTTCTATCCCCTAATAACTTTAGGTTAGTTCTGCAAAGAGCTCCTATGCTCAACTACTTCCTACAGACAGCCTCTATACCAGGCCTTACGTTTGTTGGATCTGTAGACTGGCAAACCCCTTTCGTAAAGGTTCCACTACCTGGTGACCACCTGAACTATTCACCTCTCAGTGTATCTTTCATGGTCGATGAAGATCTATCTAACTACATGGAAATATGGAACTGGATGTTCAGTATAGCTGGTCCCACTACACTCACACCCGGTGAACATGGTAAAAAATACTCAATAGACAATAGTTTAAAATCAGATCCAATGACTGCCATTCGCTCTGATGTTAAGTTGATGGTCATGACTAGTTCAAAGAACCCTAATATAGAAGTGACTTTTAGAGATGCGTTCCCTGTTTCTTTAGGTGAGTTGAACTTTGTCACAACAGCCAGTGATGTTGCATACCTAGAATCATCTGTAACATTTGAATACTTGAGTTATTCAATAAACAGAGTATAGTTGACTTATAGCTTTCATTGCTGTACAATACAGTTCATTATCGGAGGACTGTATGAAAACAGATGATCTAATAGTTGAATGGGAAAAGGATAGTGAGATTGATAAGACCGAGCTAGGCAAAGAGTCTCTCCGTATTCCTCAACTACATTCCAAGTACCTAAAAGAATTCTACATGGCCAAGGCTTTGCATACGAAGCTGAATGGTGATTTCAAGAAGCTATATAAACTCAAGCATCAATACTATCAGGGTATTCTACCTGAAGAAGATCTCAAAGAATACAAGTGGGATCCGCAACCACTAAAGATACTCAAGTCTGATATTCCGATGTATTTGGAGTCAGATGAAGACCTGCAAACAATACAACAAAGAATTACACTTACAGAAGATAAGATCGAAATTATCGAAAACATTATCCGTACTCTCAACAATCGTGGCTATCTGATTAAGAACGCTGTAGAGTGGGAAAAGTTTAAAATGGGATTATGATACAAATAGAGCGATACAACGAGACGTATGTTAAGGTACATTGTGAGGATGGTATTGCTCAGGAATTGAGTAATTACTTCACTTTTGAGGTACCTGGTGCTCGTTTCATTCCTTCTGTTAAGAGTAAAAGATGGGATGGTAAGATTAGATTGTTTAACTCTGGCACACATCACATATATGCTGGTCTGATTGAATACATCAAAGACTTTGCGAATCAAAACAACTACCCTGTTGAGTTATTATCTGACTTCGAGGATGATGAGGTTGATGGGTTTGACGTTCAGGATTTCTTTAAGACCATCAAACTCACAAAGCAGCCTAGAGATTATCAGTTAGCAACTTTTCTTCATGCAATAAGAAAAAGAAGAGCATTACTACTATCACCTACAGCATCTGGTAAGTCGTTGATGATTTATTTGATCTGTAGATACTACGGGTTAAAGACTTTACTGATTGTACCAACTACTACACTAGTGCATCAGATGTACAGTGACTTTGAAGAGTATGGTTTAGATTCTGAAGCGTTTTGTCATCAGATCTTTTCTGGTCAGGAGAAGGATACTGATAAGTTGATCTACATCTCAACCTGGCAATCAATATACACCCAACCTCGTAAATGGTTTCAACAGTTCGATGTTGTGATTGGTGATGAGGCTCATCTATTCAAAGCTAAATCACTCACATCAATCATGCAGAACCTAATGGACTGCAAGTATAGATTTGGCTTTACTGGTACCCTGGATGGTTCACAGACACACAAACTAGTATTAGAAGGATTGTTTGGTACAGTAAAGAAAGTGATTACAACAGCTGAGTTGATCGAACAGAAGCACTTGTCTGAGTTTAAGATCAAAGCTGTAATGCTTAAATACGATGACTATTACAGGAATCTGAACAAAGCAGCACCTTATAGGAATGAGATTGAGTTCCTAATCAATCACACCCCCAGAAACAAGTTTATACGTAATCTAGCCTTGAATCTCAAAGGTAATACATTAATTTTATATCAATATGTTGACAAACATGGAAAAGCAATATACGATCTTATCAAAGATAAAGCAGGTGATAGAAAAGTGTACTTCGTATCTGGTACGATGGCTGGTGAAGATAGAGATGCTATTAGAAGAGCTGTGGAATTGGAAACTGATTCGATTATTGTTGCTTCTTACGGTACTTTTTCTACTGGTGTCAACATTACAAACCTGCACAATATCATTTTCGCTTCACCTTCAAAGTCACGAATCAGAAATCTCCAATCCATCGGACGTGGACTACGAAAGGGAAACAGAAAGGACAAAGCCGTCCTTATCGACATAGCTGATGATTTACAGTGGAAGCAAAGACGTAATTTTACTCTGAATCACTTTGTTGAACGTATCAAGATATATAATGAAGAGAAGTTTGAATACAAAACATTTTCAATAGACCTTAAGGGATGAAATGGTAAAAATAATAAAACTTCAGAACAACGCAGAAATCATTGGCACCGTTGCCCATGAAACAAATAATGAAGTGATCGTTGATAATCCTTTTACAATCAACTATATGTTTTCTTCCAGTAATGATAGGCCTATAATAGGTTTATTGAGATATATGCCTTTTGCAGATAAGAGGCAAATTGCATTTAGTAAAGATCACGTACTCCACATAATGGATGCAAGAGTATCCATGTCCAGTTATTACACCTCAACTCTAGAAACATATATTAACGAAGTGGATGAAAGTATTGACGATGAGTTAGATACTATCGTCAAGCTGGATGCACTAGAACAAGAAAGCTCTGCTGATATGCTTGCTGCAATGCTTGAGAAACTGAATCCCAACAATAAGATGCATTAATATGGCTACAAACTACATTGATAATAAAACTTTTTATGAAGCAATAAAGAAGTATAAGGATACAGTCAAAGCTGCTGTTGCTGAAGGTAAACCTAAACCAATACTACCCAACTACCTTGGAGAGTGTATACTTCTTATTGCAAACCGTCTTGCAACCAAACCAAACTTCATTAATTATTCCTACAAGGATGAGATGATTGCAGACGGTATTGAAAACTGTATTATGTACATCGATAACTTCGATCCAGATAAATCCACTAATCCTTTTGCATACTTCACACAGATCATATATTTTGCATTCCTAAGAAGAATACAGAAAGAGAAGAAGCACCTCTATATCAAGCACCAAGTCTATATGCAGTCTGCTATTGCTGATGAGTTATTTAACTTACAGGATGGTGATGATGGTGAAGGTGTTGTGATGGCTAATATGTTTGATAACGAGAAGATGAGTGACTTTGTCAAATCATTCGAAGACAATTTAGAAAAGAAACGTAAACCACAGGAAAAGATCGGTATTGATAAGTTCATTGAGGAATAATGAAAATAGCACCCAAATGTTTTATAAATACTAGAAACATTTGGGAGGTAACATGGGAGCCAGTAATCAATTTCCTGCTATTTCAAGGCAGAATAGACTCAAAGCTATTGAAGAAGGATCTACAACTTACATAAGCGGAACTACATGCAAGCACTGTAGTACATCTGTCAAATATGTTAAAAACTCTTCTTGTGTGGAATGTACTACGGTCAAAACAAAGCAAAGGGATTCCAGCGTATATTCAAAGTATATCAACTCGGAGAAGGGTAAAAAATGGAAGAGTTCATATAGAAAAACAATAGTATATAAAGAAGTACAGCAGAGATGGTTAGATGCTACAGGGTATGGCTCGCTCAGACAGTCTTTGAGAAGGAAGCAGATAAAACAATCGATTGCTTTACTATCAACTGAAGAACTAGAGCAGGTTGAGCAGATTTACAAAAAAGCAGCAGAACTGAGACAGTCAACTGGTAAGATGTATCATGTTGACCACATCATACGGCTGGCTGATGGTGGTACACATCGGCCGGATAATTTACAAATTTTAGATGAATCCACACATCGTGAGAAAACATCTAGTGAAAATAGAAAGGAGGGTTAGTCAATGAAAATAGCACTTTTGACTGACACGCATTTTCGGTGCAAGAGGTGACCATGCAGCATTCGATAAACATTTTGAGAAATTCTACAAAGACACTTTCATCAGAACACTCGATGAGCGAGATGTACGCAGCGTTATTCATCTTGGCGATATGTTTGATCGTCGCAAGTATATTAATTATCTCACTCTCAGTAATTGTAGGAAGTATTTTTTTGATCCTCTTTATGGTAGAGGTATTGAGATTGATGTTATCGTCGGTAACCACGACGTCTTCTACAAAAACACCAACGAAGTCAACTCCCCCTCACTTCTTCTAAACGATTACGACAACATCACAGTTGTTGATCAACCAGATACGTATAGATATGATGGCTTAGATATACTAATGCTACCATGGATATGTGCTGACAATTACCAGCAAGTGATGGACTTGATCCAAAGCACGCCTGCGCAGGTATGCTTCGGTCATCTTGAACTAGCAGGCTTCCAAATGTATAAAGGACAAGTAAATGATCACGGATTTGATGCAAATATATTTAACCGATTTGATCTTGTGTGTACTGGTCACTTTCACCATCGTTCAAGCTCTGGGAATATTCACTATCTCGGCAATCCTTATGAGCTTACGTGGGCTGATTATGAAGATCCACGTGGATTCCACATCTTCGATACAGAAACAAGAGAGTTAGAGTTTATACAGAACCCTAATAGAATGTTTCATAAAGTATTTTACAACAACGAATACAAAGTTGCAGAATACGATCACTTGAAAGACTGCTTTGTTAAGGTCATAGTGCAAAGTAGAGATAACCCACTTCAATTCGATATGCTAATTGATAAGTTAGAGAAAGCTGGTATTGCTGATCTTCAAGTTGTTGATGATCACATGCATATGGATCTTCAAGATGATGAAGAGATCATCGAGAGTGCCGAAGATACAATGACCATCCTGTCTAAGTTTTGTGAACAGCTTGATACTACAGCTGATAAGAAAAGACTTGACAATCTACTAAGAAATCTGTATAATGAGGCGATCAATATAGAATCCGCATAATATGATTTTATTTTCAAAGATTAGATGGAAAAATATTCTATCTACTGGTGATGTTTGGACCGAAGTTAACTTTCAGAAGTCAAGATCAACACTAATAGTTGGAGAGAATGGTGCCGGTAAGAGTACTATCCTCGATGCTATTTGCTTTGCCTTGTTTGCTAAGCCATTCCGAAAGATTAACAAATCACAGCTAATCAATTCAATCAACAAGAAAGGTATGTTGGTTGAGATTGAGTTTTCAATCGGATCTAAGCAATATCTGATACGCAGAGGTCAGAAACCTAATGTGTTCGATATTATCGTAGATGGTAATATGCTGAACCAGACTTCCGATGTAAGAGAATATCAAGAGATGCTTGAGAAGAACATCCTCAAGTTGAACTTCAAATCATTCTCTCAGATCGTTATGCTCGGTAGTGCATCCTTTACTCCATTTATGCAGCTACCTGCTGCTCATCGTAGAGAGATCATTGAGGATCTTTTAGATATTCAGATCTTCTCTACGATGAACAGTATTCTGAAAGAGAAAGTGCAACTCAACAAAGAAGAGATTACAAGTGTTAATTATGAGTTGAAACTTCTTGCAGAGAAGATTGAACTACAAAAAAGACTAGCTGAGTCCATGCTTCAGAACAACGAAGCAGTTATTGCTGAGAAGACCACACAGGCTACAGAAGTAGGTGGTAACTTGCAGATTGCACTAGATGCTCTCAAAGAACTCAATGATAATATACTATCAATTGAAGGCACTATCATAGATAGTGACCAAGTACAAGCAAAGCTAAAAAAGATAGAACGTCTGTATGATCTAGCGGAGGCAAAGGAAAAGAAGATCGAGAGTGAGATAGAGTTCTTTAATAACAATGACGACTGTCCTACCTGTCGGCAGGCTATAGAACAGGTGTTCAAATATAAGTCGATTGAAGAAAAGATGGATGCACTAAATCAGCTGGTTACAATGAGGAATGATCTTGTCAACCAGCAACAGGTAGTGGGTTCTAGAATTGACGAGATCGATGCGGTCAACGACCAACTATCTGAAAAGCGGGTAACTGCTCTCAGCTATCGTACCCAGATTCAAATATATGAGAATACATTGTCTCTAATCAAAACAGAGATAGAACAGTTAAAACAAAAAGGTACTACTATAGGTGTTGATAGTGAAGAGATGGATGCACTCAAGCGTTCGCTGAAGAGTAATGTCAATACTAAAGAAGAGCTACTAAAAGATAAAGCAGTACTGGATGTTGCTGCTGTACTGTTGAAAGACTCTGGTGTTAAGACCAAGATCATTAAACAATATATTCCTGTAATAAATAAACTTGTTAACAAATACTTGGCTGCAATGGACTTCTTTGTTAACTTTGATTTGAACGAGAACTTCGAAGAGACAATCAGATCAAGACACAGAGATGATTTTAGTTATGAGTCTTTCTCCGAGGGTGAGAAGATGCGTATTGACTTGGCACTCCTATTCACATGGAGATCAATCAGCAAACTCCGTAACTCTGCTTCTACTAACTTATTAATAATGGATGAGGTGTTTGATAGTTCATTAGATAATAGCGGTACGGAAGAGTTCTTGAAGATTATCAATACGTTGACTGCTGACACAAACTTGTTTATAATATCACACAAAGGCGATCAACTCTTTGATAAGTTCCATTCAGTGATCAAATTCCAGAAAGTTAAAAACTTTAGTCAGATGGTGAAATAATGATTTATGATTTAGTACCAACCGATCATCCAATGCTCAGTACTAAGCTGGAGAGATTTGACTTCAACAATCCTCCAATCAATCCACATGAGCTTGCTAATAACCTAATAGAGACAATGATTCACTACAAGGGTATTGGTTTATCAGCTAACCAGTGTGGACTACCCTACCGAGTATTTGTTCTATGGTCTAACCCAACAAAGGTAATGTTCAATCCAACTATTGCCGATGTTAGTGAGAAAGAAGTAATGTTAGAAGAGGGATGCCTTTCATATCCCAATCTATTCATTAAGATCAAACGTCCAATGCTAGTGCGTATCCGTTATATGGATTCTCATGGTGATGCCCATACTGATAAGTTTACTGGTATATCGGCAAGATGTGTATTACATGAGATGGATCACTTAGACGGAATTAACTTCACATTTAAAGCTAAGAAGTTCCACTACGACCAAGCAATGAGACAAAAGAGCAAACGAACAAAATCTTATAAGGTGCCTGAATATGAGCAAAATTAAAGTAGCTGAGCTATTCTATAGCTTACAAGGTGAGGGTAAGTATGTTGGAGTACCAAGTGTATTCCTTCGTACGTTTGGATGTAACTTTACCTGCAGTGGGTTTGGTATGAAGAATGGGATGGTATCGGTAGAGCGTGATGTCATTGCTAATAGTATCCAGCAGTATAAAACGTACAATAGCCTTCCACTTGTTAACACTGGTTGTGATTCTTATGCCAGTTGGGATCCTAGATTCAAACATCTGTCCCCTGTTATTGAAACGGATAGTATAGTTAATTCTATCCTGGGTATGCTTCCTAATAAGAAATGGGTTAATGAACATCTTATCATCACTGGTGGTGAGCCACTGCTTGGATGGCAAAGATCATATGAGGATCTTTTATCGAATGAAAACATGACGAGTCTGAAGTCATTAACTTTTGAGACTAACGGTACTCAGCAGTTGACAGAAGACTTTAAGATGTACCTGTATAACTATGGAACAAAGAACAAAGGTAACACGGAAGTTATATTCTCTGTTAGTGCTAAGTTGAGTCCATCTGGTGAATTATGGGATGATGCTATCAAACCAAAGATTGTTGCCGAGTATGAAGCATACGGTGAAGTATATCTTAAATTTGTTGTTGACAAGGAAACAGACATCTATGAGATAGAGAGAGCTGTTCAAGCGTATAGAGACAACGGTCTCAGAGGTGAAGTGTATCTGATGCCAGTTGGCGGTACAGCTGATCTATACTTTACTAACTATCAAGCAGTTGCTGAGATGGCTATGAAGAAAGGTTGGAGATATAGTCCACGTCTTCAAGTCGACATCTGGCGTAACGCATGGGGTACCTAATGGAGTATACAGTCAATGAAGTTCAAGAAGGAGTTTCTAGCATTTGTCGTGAGATCAGAGCGAGTAAGGTGGGGTTTGATTTCATTGTTTCAATCAGTCGTGGGGGTCTTATTCCTGGTGTTCTTATGTCTCACAATCTTGAGATTCCTCTACGGGTTGCTGAGTGGTCCACACGAGATACAGGACTCAAACTTTGTCCAGAAGATATCAAGCAGTCAGCCCAGCAAGGAAAGAATATACTAATTGTTGACGACATTGCTGATAGTGGTTTAACAATACGAGAGTTGATTGACAGTTGGGAACTAGAGGATACTCCTAATATAAAGGTAGCTTGCTTAGTATATAACACAGCTCAGGACGCTGTTAAGCCTGATTACTATCACAGAACGATAAACAGAAAAGTTTATAAGAATTGGGTTAATTTTTGGTGGGAGAAGAAGTAATGGATATTTTTGATGTAGCTTTAGGACCTAAGCCAGTCACATACAAGTATGTCAGTACGAAAGAGTATCATGATGCCTTTCCAGTTGCATATCGTCAATGGAGAGCAGATTCGCATTGTAATCTAATTCATGGATATAGCTTCTCTATGAAGTTCTATTTTGGTACTAATGATCTTGATGTTCGTAACTGGGCAGCAGATTATGGTGGATTGAAAGAACTCAAAGAAGTATTACAAGATCAATTTGATCATACTCTATTAGTTGCAGAGGATGATCCTGAATTAGAAACATACAAGACTCTTCAACAAAAGAAGATGGCCAAGCTAACTATCCTACCAAGACTTGGTTGTGAAGGGTTAGCAGATCAACTATACAAGTATGTTAATGGAGTGTATATTCCTGACTACTGGGGTCCTGGTGAAGCCAAGCGACTTTGGTGCTATCGTGTAGAGGTTCGTGAGACACAATCCAATATGGCATTCAGAGAGGGACACCGTGAGTGGAATGAAGACCTCTTCAGTTGATAGTTTTGTACCGAACCCTGATCGACATTATAGAAGGCAGTATCATTGGGTGCCTGATGGAATATATGATCATCAATTCTATCAGGTAAGATATCTAGTAAAGAATGGTGATGCTCATATCACCATTTCTAAGATGTGGTTAGATAAAGGTGGTCCAGATGATTGTGCTGATGATCTTAAACATCCATGGGGATTCTATCCTGGAATCCCACCAAAACCGTAACCTGTTGACTTAATTTTGTACAACCTCTATACTTGTCAAACTACTTGATGAGGAGGATGTATGACATTAGACGAACTAGCACGTACCATTTCCAGCCCTATGATGGCATCTCGTGATACTCTTGACGAGGCATTCGAGTATGCTATGAAGATTGCTAAGGCATCTGATAACCCAACAGCCGTATTAACGGCTCTCTTTGTTGTAACTAATACTATTGCAAAACAAATCAGGGAGATTGAGAATGTCTAATATAGCACTTCGTGATCAGTTTATTAAAGCAGTGACCTGTTTTAAATATAAACCAGCTATGTTAAGGCAGGCTATTAAAGATGCAGAGATGTACAAGAATGAAGGTAAATTGACCAATTCTGACATGATTATGTTAAAGCGATTGGCTATGAACCACAGTTCATGCGTGTTTTAAAGTGTTGACCTAATTATTCGATTATCATATAATGAGCATTCTGATAAATTAATTATGGAGTTGTGAAATGGCTAAGAAATCAATGGTTGATCCTGACACCGGTTATACACCTGAAGAGAGCAAAGCTGTCTGGGCTAAAGAATGGCCTACATGGGAGCAGATCTGCAAGCAGCGTGAGAAGGAATCAGCAAAAAAGTCAAGGAAGCTGTCTCGAAATCCGGAGGCAGTGGAGAAACCTCAGACAAAGTCGGTGGATCTAAAGACTCAAGCAGTAAACCTATACGGTCAGGGTCTGGGACCAAACGAAGTAGCAAAGCTGCTTAGCATCACCTATGCTAACGCCTATTACTACAAGCGTTTTGTCAAGAATGTCAACGCAGAGACTCGTATGAAAGAATCTCTCAAGCGTGTATAAGTTTTGGCGGGGTAAAACCCGCCTCTTTTTATTGGAGTTGTTATGACGAAGTGGACACTACCTATTATAAAGGGTGAGTTGGGCGATTACTTTATTGAGCTCTCTGATGAAATATTAGAGAGTAGTGGTTTTGAAGTTGGTGATACTATAGTGTGGACTAAGAATGATAACGGGTCATACACGCTCACCAAAAAAGAAAACAAAGACACTGACATCTATATTGTAGAAACAATCAGCTCTCACAGTCTCAAGTATGCTGTTCGTGCTAAGTCAGCTCAGGATGCTATGGACTACGTTTATCGTATGTCTGATTCTGGTGAGATAGTAGAGTTACATCAAAGGCATCAGGGTGAGTTTGTTAAAGATGCAACTAAGATCAGTAAGAAGGAATATCTGAAGTGCTTTGATGAATTGAATGATTATTTGAAGTCGTGGAGTAAAGAACAGAAACTAGACATGATCAATGAGGTTGATTATGAAAAATCTAAGTGACATACTATATTGGTGTAAGTGTCAATTCACACTCCTTGAATGGGTTGTGTTGGTTGCTGGTATTGCATACATAGTATATTGCATTGGAGACTACTATGGATGGTATGCATAATGAAAGTTAATATTGGACCTTATTTGAGTTGGATTGGACCATATCAATTAGCTGATAAGATCTTTTTCTGGGTAGAGAAGTATCCCGAAGATAAGAAACTCGATGAGCGTTGGGATTACAAGCTCCATGATAAGTTTGGTGACTGGCTAGCTGAAAGAAAGATGCTAGTTCGCTTTTGTTGGTGGCTCGAAACTAAAAGAAAACGTAAGATCAAGGTTCACATTGATGACTATGATGTATGGGGTGCTGATCATACAATGGCACTCATCATATATCCTATTTTAAAAAAGTTACAAGAGAGTAAGCATGGTGCACCTCTTGTAGATGATGAAGATGTGCCAATTGCATTGAAAAGTACATCTGCACCACCAAAAGCTAATGATTGGGATACTGATGACAATCATTTTCTGCGGTGGGACTATGTAATGGATGAAATGATATTTGCATTCAGCTGTAAAGCTGATGAACAGTGGGAAGAAAAGCTGTTGCCTTCTTTACCGGAAATAGGGGATAATAGTGAAACTTCTAAAGCAATGTGGAAGTTGTATCATGAGGAGTATGCAGTTGTACAGGCTCGGATAGCTAATGGTTTGAGGTTATTCGGTAAATATTATGAAGGACTTTGGGATTAATATCATGAAAAATATCTATATTATGATGGCACTTGTTGCCGCTTTGACTGGTTGTGCTAGCACTACTACTAAGATGGTGAAGACTGAGGATGCTAAACCTAACACCGTACCGGAGTGGTTTGCAGCTGATAATCTGTATCCTAACTCTATCATTGTTACTGCTACTGATATATCACCAGATATGCAGTTTGCAATTGATAAAGCAATGATGAACGCTCGTGTCGAGATGGCTACTCGTATTCAAACTAAGATCGAGTCTTTGGTTAAAGAGAGTATGAATCAGAGTGGTACTACTCGTGATGTCAATCGTGAAGTTGCACGTGTTAGTAAGCAGATTACTAATCAACGCTTGACTAACTACACACGTGAAAAGTTGACTGTGGTCAAAGAACCAGAAGGCTACCGTGTATTTGTTATGTTGAAAATTACACTTGATGAAAGTCGTAAGTTAGTTGAGTCAGTACGCTCTAACGATAGTGTAAGTATGTTCAACGAATTAGATGCTGCTACTAAACGATAATGATTGAACTGAAGGATAATGTACTTGATGACACCCAATTTACTGAGTTACAAATTGGGTTGACATCAGGTATATTTCCATGGGCTTACACAAAAGACACTGCTTTATCTTGTAGTGAGATGATAGAGAATAACTTTAGTTTCAATAACACACTATATGATATTGAAAGGTCTCATAATGCATATGGGTTATTCTACAACTTATGTCTACAAGCACTAAACAGTTCACTATCATCTATTGGATATGAGTTACTAGAATTACATAGAATCAGAGTAAACTTGTACACTAGGAACCATGAGACAATGATACATCATCCACACATTGATGATGATAATCGTGATTCAAAGGTAGGAATATTGTACATAACAACTAATTATGACAGTCCAACACTGCTATATAACGAGGTTTTTGATCCACAGGTTGATATAAACGATATAAATAGCATTGAGGGTAGGACATTTACTATTAGAGATGTAGTGCACTCTGTTGAAAATAGGTTCGTATTATTCAACGGTAACAGATATCATAGTAGCACTAGACCAACAAAAGAAGACATAAGAGTTAACATTAATTATAACTTTACCACAAAATGAAAACAACAAAACGACCAAACCCAGTAGCGAAGGATCTCCGTACTTCTAAGTACAGGATGCGTGTCGTTCAAAGTAAAAAGAAGTATTGCAGAAAGCAAGAATATCGTATTAATCAATGGGGTGGTATGTTATAGAGTCTCGTGTATACGTTTACACTAACAAGACTCGAGCCCAACACCTCGGGTCTTTTTTTTTAGGTGATAAAAATGACAACAAAAGAAACACTAGAAAAAGCGTACGGATCAATACCAAAAGAAGTTAGTTATAATGTTGGCCTTTATTGGTATCCTTCTTTCAGAGGGCTGAAGTATTACTTATTAAAGGCTGTAAGAAAGTTCAAGAAGTTCATAGCATAAGAAAGGAGTATAATATGCCGGCAGTTTTTCTTGTAAGTGACACACACTTTGGTCATGCTGGTGTATGTAAATTCCTTAGAGATGATGGAGCAAAGCTAAGACCATGGGATAGTCCAGAAGAGATGGACGAAGAAATGGTCAAGCGTTGGAATGAAACAGTAAGACCAAATGACAAGGTGTACCACTTAGGTGATGTTGTAATCAACAGAAAAGCTCTAAAAATACTTGATAGACTCAATGGTGACAAAGTTCTCATTAAGGGTAATCATGATATCTTTAAGTTAGAAGATTACACTCCTTACTTTAGAG